AGCAGCAGTAGCAGCAGCAGCAGCAGCGCTAGCCACTGTTGAAAGACTATTAATCTGCCCTTGTAGTGCGGCAGACGCAGATGATACGGCTGCAGATGCCGCTGCCGCTCCAGTAGTAGCGGTAGTATACGCAGTATTTGCTTGAGTCAAAGCAGCAGCCGCACTAGCAGAAGCTGATTGAGCAGTATCATAAGCAGCGTTTGCTCTTGTATAAGCAGCATCCGCTCCAGAGGAGGCTGACTGAGCAGTATCATAAGCAGTATTTGCTCTTGTATAAGCATTCTTTGCGTCATCTAAAGCTTTATTTAATTGGTCGTTAGCACTAGTGCTAAGTGTTCCAGCAGGTCCAGTTGCTCCAGTAGGACCAGTTGCTCCAGTAGGACCAGTTGCTCCAGTAGGACCAGTTGCTCCAGTAGGACCAGTTGCTCCAGTAGGACCAGTTGCTCCAGTAGGACCAGTTGCTCCTGAGCCGCCAACGTACACCAAATTATTCCAAGGCGTAACTCCATCGCCTACTTTTATATTTCCTTTGTTGGCTCCGCTAGTTACCGCTCCAATTTCGCCAGACATTAAAATAGGATTTTTTGCAGACCATTTATCATTGTCTCCATGTTTGCTACGTATATGTGGGGCTGCCATTACACTAGTCCTCCGCTCAAAGTAGTTCCCATCCATAATGGAAAATTAGGGTCGCCACCCTCAAACAATACCCATACAGGCTCATTTACTTCAATACCTGTCTGAAATATTGGGTACGCCCAACCAGTAGTAGCTGATCCCAGAATCTGAGGTACAAGCATACGGATTCTATTTTGGTCTAAAGGGTCATTAGTGTCTGCAACTATGCCTCTATAGATCCCGTAAAATCTTTTATCATGCAAATTGCCTACAAATACATCACTATTCATTAGTAACTCCTATAGACGTACGGCGCCGCGTTTGAGTTTCTTGACCTATTAGTCACTACGGATAAGCCAGTATTACTATTAGTACCTGACCCTTTAACTAATTTAGTTTTATGTTTATCTGGTACGTTTCTAGACCCTACTGTTATTTGACGGATACGCGTAGCACTAGGTTTTGTAGCATTGTGCCTAGCAAATGTCCTGGCTGCTCCTAAAGAGTCTGCGCCAATATCCAATGTAGTTGTGTATTGAAATACGTTAGGAGAAGTTTCAATTACGTGATGTATAGCACCAAGTACGATCCAATACCCTGAGTATGTTGGACCTAAGCCATCTAAGTAAATAGGTTTATCTGGGTTAACAGTTGGGTAGCCAAGAACTTGTACACGAGCTCTATACGGAAACCTATTACGTTCATCCGCTGCTAGGGCTTCATAGTATGCAATTGTGCTACTAGGAGCAACAACGTCAGTAGCATAACTATCAAATAGTTCTACTTCTTGTTTAACTCTGATAGTGGTAGGTCTAGTTTGGTTAGTGGCAATTGCTGCTTTAATAGAGTTTGGATCAACACCGCCTATCTGGATAGCTGACTTATAACTATCTAGATACTTATAACTTTCACTAACTAATAGGTCAAAAGAATACAGAGTAGAACCTGCTGGATCATTGGCGTTACGCATAATGAATTGAGGAGCATTACTCTTGTACTTATTAAAATCTGTAACAAAGTTCTTGAAATGAATTGCAGTATTTTCTATACGTAAGGTGTAGCCACACTGTTTAGCAAGTCTAGTCATTAGTTGCAGGTCTGTAATACCAGGCTGAACAATCTGGTCGTACACTCTAGGGTGGTCCTCTATAGATGTTGAGAAGTGGTGCTCGGCGGCAATTTTTTTGATAACTTGCGTGGCAGTTACGTTCTGCCACACTCTTTGGTTGGCTTGCTTTAGCTGGTAAGACGCTCCGATAATAGTCATCTCAGTAAACCTACCGCCAGGAGTTATGTGTGGACGAATGTCATGGATATAACCGTAGAAATCTCTAGATGTATCAGTGCCTCTAAGCTGACATTTAACAGGGTTGCCTGGTTTGACGTTATTGTATTGAACATCCCAATCCCTAAACTGTACAGTAATCATCTCATGGGCATAGCGCTCTTGCGTAACCGTAAACGACGTGATACGCTTTGGCGGGTTGTCTGCCAGGGGAAACTCAATGGATACGTAATTAAGCATGAGGGATGCGTAACTCCGTATTAATCGGTATGTTTAAGTAATCTACAATCTCTGGGTTGTACTCAGCAATAGTCCACCAAAGAGCAGGGTTACGTAGGTACTTTTGAGCAAGGCCCTGAAGCGTTTCCCCAACGCTGTAGTAGTGAATAAAGAACTTAGCCCCTTGCAGCGTGTCAAACGAATACACTACCACAGGCAAAGAAGCTCCATATTGTTCTTTTTTAAAGTAGTCAACAACAGACTCTTCGTAGCGAGACCCAGATACAATAGCCATTACTTTGTCGCCAATCCAGCCGTAGCCATTAAGTTAAACTGAATAGATACATCAGTAGTTACAGGAATCATTCCTTTACTAAAAGACGAGTGGTTAACGTTTAATGAGTTCACATACCCGATGTAACTTAAAGGTCCAAGGTCAATTCTTAACAAAGTAGGACTTAAGAAACCAATGTCAGAGCTCTTACGTCCCGTAGCTTGATTAACCCAACCTGGGCCGTTAATAGCTGTGTACAGGTACTCTAAGTCAGCAAGTGTTCCCAATTGTTGTAGTGCTTTAATTTTATCCACAAATGTACTATTAAATCCTTGGTCAAAACTATAATGCGGGTTATAGTATTGCGAGTTAGCGTATAGTTTAGCCAGTTGATCATAGCTACTTACAAGCTTTGACGCTGGAATACTTTTTATAAACGCAAAGTCATTAGTTCGGTCAATCCTAATAGTTATGGTTAAGTACTCACCGCTAGGAAATGCTCCAGCAACGTCTACAAATTTGTCAGCAAAAGACGGAGTAATACTCATATTCATAGCTACTGAAGTATTAATTTCCGATGGATTCCACAAGAATTGGAAGCCATATCTTGGGTCCTGAGATTTACTACCATCATTGTATTTAGTACTAGATATGTAATCGCTATCAACACGGGCATACCAATAGATACGGCCACGACGATATCTATGCTGAGATCCAATAGCATAAGCTGTTGAGTTTACAACTTCATCGACTACAAGAGATGGCTCTAAAGGCATACTCCATTTATGAGGAGGCAGGTTCCATTGGTATCCAGCTAACCCAAGTCCACTCTTAGGCCCCTGCGGAACAGCGCCACTGCCCGATAATGCGCCAGGCACACTAGACATACTAAGACCTCGCTGTCATGGCTTGCCCAATAGCTAAGCCGTAAGAATAAGGGTCTTGCCCTGGGGGAGCAGCTACGTTAACTGTAATTGCTCCTGTATAGATCTGACCAGGGTTTGACGGGTTAGCGGTAACTGCATTACCATAAAAATTATCGTTGTTACCGTAGTCAGCTCCAACAGGGTTTAAAGTTTTAGTACCGTCTGGAACTTTGGCTGCCTGGTATAGTGCCACTAGACCCCCAGCGCCAATTAAAGCCTTACCAAAAGCACCTGCCCCTTTAAATGCATCGCCACCAGCATTGACTATGGATTGAACAACTGCTTGTCCAGCTCCACCTCTAGCCCCTGAGTAAATGTCCAGTTTTGTGCTAACATTAATAGCTTTATCAACTAAAGAAGTAAGATCATGCCCACCTATCTTAGCTTTTGCCATGCCCGAATAAGCCTTTGTTAAAGTATTGTTTGCTGCAACCATAGCGTTAGTTGTGGGATCCGCGTACTTTTGTATTAAGTTTAGTTCAGCAGCGGATCTACCAGATATGGATCTAAGGGCTTCTGTTGACGCACCGCTTTCAATAAGTTTGTTTTTTTGACCAGATACGCGTAGGTCACCTTTTTCCACTCTTTGAATTAACCCAGCAACAACCACATTTTTTAGATTAACATCCCCACCTAAATACTGGTTAAGCATACTGTCTAGAGCATTTCCAGGCAAAAGAGACTCAGCAATATCTTTTACGGTTATAGTTCCGCCTCTAGTAAGTAGTTTATAAATCTGTTCAATAATTGCTGGTAGGTCATTCATACCCGTGCCTTTAGAGTTACGTACTTGAACTCCCAGCATTCTAAGCATATTTACGTTCTGGGCTTGGTTAAGTGAGCCCATAGCTTGCATACCGCCTTGAATACCTATCCCAGGGGCAAGGTTAGACGCAAGAGCAGCGCCCCCAAGAATACCAGAAAACCCAGTTTTTGCTCCAGGCTTGCCCATAGAGTAGTTTGTTAAAGACGGTAAAAATCCCATTTGTATACCATTATTAATTGCAGATTGAGCATCTGATGGAGTTAGCGCAGTTCCCTGCCAAGTTAGGTCGCGCATCATTCTGTACTGCGGCTCTTTGTACCCCATAATATCAGTGTGATCATAAAAACCATTTTTAGTTTTTACTTGATAGTCCTTAAATGTGTCGCCACCATAGAACGCCATTCTAGCTTTTATTAACTGTACGGATGTAGTCTCTTCTACAGTAGGGAGCATATTTACAGCGCCCACTAAAGCGCCAACTGCACCTTTTCCAAATGCTTTAACTACGTCAGCAGTTCCAGAAAATCTAGGAGGCTTACTAGCTTGACCTCCGCTATACGGCCCAGCTTGATCAGCGGTATAAGGGTTGTTTCCATTATTATAGCCATTGACATTAGCCACGCCATTGTTGGCAGTGGGGCTAGTAGTAGAGCTATTATTAGCAATCTGGCTTGTCGACCCGCCCCGCATAGACTGAGCTATTTTTTGTCTAAACGTAAGGGTTTGCTTTGTTAACTCAAGCTCTTGTTTAGTGAGAGCAACACTTTTTTCTTTTTCTTTATTGCTCTCTTTAAGGCCATCTACGTAATCACCCATGGCTACTCCTTAAATCTTAAAGCTCGGCGAATCCAGTTTTTTCTCTCAGTAAAAGAGAGACTTTGAATATCTGAAAAGGACCAGTTAAATTCTCTGGCTATAACCTCATAAGAGTCCATTAGATATTCATAATCAGAGGGCTTGTAAACGAAATAAATCGGCAAGACTTAACGATAACTCAACTTCAGTACCGCATGCCTCACAAGCCTTCTTCACCTCCCCAAGGCGTGGGCCTGGAGAAAGTTCGTAGATCTTGGAAACGATAGTTTCACGATCCGCCATACCAAGACTTAGTGCAGTGGGCCTTCCTAAAGAAGGCTCTCCATCAACGGATGCAATGCAACCCGCTAGTATTTCAGTAATAACTTCTGCCGTAGTCTTATTTTCTGAATCAAATAATTTTTTCTGCGTAAGGCCATTAGGGAAAGTTACAATAACTTCCCCAGCCTTCGTGTCTACTCCGAATGACCTATCATTTAAAGGATCTTCTAGGTTCTTTGTCTCAATATCATTTTCCAGGTCAACCTCAATTGATTGCTGTGTGCCACATCCGCCACAGTAGACCGAGTAACTTGCCTCGGGTCCAAATGTAGCGATACGGATACCAAGAAGAATAGCTTCTCGGTCTCCATTTAATAGAGAGTCTAGTTCAGCATCAGTTAGTTTTTTATCACCAATGCTGACTAAACCTCGTACAAAAGCCGTATGTAAAGCCCGTGTAGGAGAACCTGCTTTAGCAAGCGCCTCTTCGTCAAGACCGTTTAACTCTCTAATTTGAGCCAGCTTATGAAGCGAGCCATCCTTAGCGATTAACCCTGCTGGTAGAAAGACCTCGTTTACGTTAGGTATTTCTGTAGTAATGCTTGGTAAGTCTGTATTACCAAAAGCACTAGCTGCAAGCCTGTTTACTTGCTCAGGGTCATTAATTAATTCGGTCATGTGTTCTCCTAATATTAAAACAATATTTAATTATATATTAAAAACCAGCAGGAACTTTCGATCCAGAAAGTGCTCCGCCTGTGGAGTTTACAAAGCCAACTGATAGACCTTCATGAACTAGGGTCATAGTTTCCATCATTAGTTCATTAGCACCAGCGTTTAGATCCGTGTAGCTTAGGTTTGAAATCCAAGCATTGTGTAGGTAAAACGCCATACGAGGAACGTTAGTAGCTGACCCTTCTTGCGGGTGGTCCATAACTTGAATGGTTACGTTACAACGGAATCCCGCTTTTCCACTGTCAGCTACGTTAAAGCCTTCCGCAGATGAAGCAGCAAACAAGCCTCTCATCCACGTCATAGCGCTATCATTTCCATAGATTGCGCCTCGAGTAAAGGTAACTGGGCCAAAAGTAGTCATACCAGGCACGTTGTGTACTGTGGTGTTGTAACCACCCTCACGATAGGTAATAGGAGCTACCTGGTATGATAGACCAGAAATTCCGTTAAACCCGCCACTGAAACTGGTAACGCCAGAATCAAATACCGTTGTTACGTTATCTGCAACTTTAAACTTAACCCGAAACTTAAACGCCCGTAAGGGGTCTGTTGGAATAGTCTTTCGTGTATCAATAAAGTTTAATGCTTTAGCTTTTTCATTTGACATTATTTACTTCTCCTTAACTAGAAGTGGTGATGGTAGCGCCGCCATTGATTTGGCCAAGCTTGATAATAATAAATTCTGCTGGCCTCTGTAACGCCACACCAACTTCAAGCCGTACTTCACCATTAGAAACAGCGGTTGTAGTATTTGTAGTTGCGTCACACTTAATAAAGTAAGCTTGATCAGAGCTAGATCCAACCAAACCTCCAGACCGCCAAAAACTATCTAGGAAGCCTGATACAACAGCATTTATGCTATTCCATAGGTTTTGATCGTTCGGTTCAAAGATTGCAAACTGGGTTAGAGATTTTAAGTTTGCAGCAATGTAATTTAGTGACCTGCGAGTTGGAACGTACTTGTCTGAGTATGCAGAGCTCAGAGTACGGGCTCCCATTACACAAATACCAGACCCTGGGATTGGTCTGATAATGTTAATAGCTTTTTTAGCATTAAACACAGTATCAAAGTCCGCAGCATTCATTGGGTAAGCCACATCTTTTGCAATTTCAATTAATGAGTAAATGCCTGCAGGAGCTTTAAATACTCCGCGAGACGCATCAGTAGACACGTATTCCCCAGCTACTGCCCCACCAGGTGGAATAGTTACGGTAGATGTAGGCACTGGTGAATTCGGATCAGCAATCTTAATCCAAGGGAAATATGCAGCCCCATAATTAAGATTATTTGAGTACGACCCAAGCGTAGCAATTACATTGGACGGCGTTAAGTCTGTTGCAATAGGGTCAATAATTACAAACGAGTCAGCTCTACTTGCTGCGTATGAAAGAATCTTATTAATAGCCGCAACGTTATCAGACGATGTCTTATCTACCGCATCTGGATAATTAATAAGAAGAGGCTGAATAAATGAGTCCAGTCTTGGCAAAATATCACCAGTTGTGTACGAACCAGCGGTGCCCAAATCAGCACTTGTAGAGCCTTCGCTACCAGGAGTTCCAGCAACCGTACATTTAGTGGCTACGTTTGACCCAACTCTTACTTTATTAACTTGAGTAGAACCTACAGATGTAACTGTCGCACTTGACGCTGTGTAAGTTGCCGATAGCGCAGAAGAAGCGGTTTTATTAGCATCCCACGAGAATGAGTAGTCGCTAGAACTAATAGGCGCTGCC